AGCCAGATATGGGTACCTTCCTTACTGAGTGGCAATCGCTGTACAACTCTCGTTCAGGCGAGCGTGGTATCTGCAATCGCCAAGCAATGATTGAGATTGCAAGTAAGGCGGGTCGGAAAACTGAAGGATATAACTTTGGTACAAATCCATGTTCTGAAATTATTCTTCGGTCAGAAGAGTTCTGTAATCTTTCAACTGTAGTTGTCAAGGATACAGATCAACCAACTGATCTTATCACAAAAATTAGACTTGCTACCATCCTAGGTACAATTCAATCATCGTTTACAAACTTCAAGTATTTTGATGCGATTGGTAACAATAACTTTAAAAATAACTGCGAAGAAGAGCGACTACTGGGTGTATCTATGACTGGTATCTTTGATAATGTGATTACCAATGGTGGTCATGGAGCAGACGAACTTCAAAAGCTGTTATCAGCTCTTAAGTTTGTTGCACAGCAAACCAACACACGGTGGGCTAGCCTACTGGGTATTGGTGAATCAAAGTCCATTACCTGTGTAAAGCCTGAAGGTACCACATCATGTGTTGCTGGATCGGCCTCGGGTCTTCATCCTCGCTTTGCTAATTATTACATTCGCAGAGTTCGACTGGATATTAAGGACCCCATTACCCAGCTAATGAAGGATGCTGGCGTACCTTGGGAACCTTGTGTAATGCGTCCAGATCATACTATTGTCTTCTCGTTCCCTATCGCTTCAACTGGTGTAACTCAAGATCAAATCAATGCTATTGGGCATCTTAATCTTTGGTTAGCATATCAACTTTGGTATTGTGATCACAAGCCAAGTGTTACTGTTAACTATACAGATAGAGATTTCCTTCCCATTGGTTCATGGCTTTGGGAACATTGGAACTTAGTTAGTGGTGTATCGTTCCTTCCCAAGGAAGATCATTGCTATGCTCAGGCTCCCTTTGAAGAAATTACAGAAGAAGTTTATAATAAACTTGCCGCAGATATGCCAAACTTTGTTGACTTTAGTGTTCTGTCTCGTTATGAAACAGAAGATGAAACAAAGAATGCACAGACCTTGGCTTGTACTGCGGGAGGTTGTGAATTAACATAAGGAGTACAACATGTCAAAGATGTTTATTGAGTCCGAATACGATATGGATATGGCGCTAGCCGAGACGATTAAATTAGTCAAGCTAAAGAACGCCTCCCTTGATGTCGGATTTGATAATCTAGGCATGGTGAATATCTTCCTTGAAAATCTGTATTTGATGTTAAAAGAACAAAACATCGCACCAGATGAAAAGGATTTCCAACTTAATATAATGGTGAGACAAGATGAACAGGCTTAACCTATTGATGCTGCGGTGGAAGGCGGGGTCTATCAAGGACCCCGACCTTTCCCTCGCTTTAAAATATATTCATTCTATAACACAGGATGTAACTAATGAGAATAGATCCAGAGTTGATTCAGCACCTAGAGAAGACAATAGTCCTGACCCCAGCGGACCTAAAAGCAAAAGACTTCGACAGAGGGTTCAAGGCGGGTCAGATCGAAGTGCTGAACAAGATCAAAGCAATGTATGAAAAACAAGAGAGGAGGTGACCTATGGGTGGTAAAGGTGGTGGTGACGGACAATTAACTGCACAACAAATTGATGCTCAAATGCGCCGTCAAGAAGAAATGATGAATCGTCAAATGCAGATGCAACAACAGTTCCAACGCGAGTCTGAAGAACGTATGCGACAGGAACGCGAACGAGATCGTCAAGCAGAAATTGCCAGACGGCAACGAGCTGCCGATGAACGAGAACAACAGAGAATTGAAGAAGAACAACGAGAAGCCGCCACATTCCGTGAAATGACTGGTCAAGCCTCTCAAGAAGATGGGTCAGACTTTGGTGGTGGTTTTAATTTAGATATGCCCACTATTGATCGACCTGATTATGAACAGGAAGATCGTCCTCTATAATAGGGAGAAACAATGAACGCAGAGAAAACTTTAAAAGACAGATGGTTAGTATTGGATGCTAAGCGTGATACCAAGCTTAATAAGGCCCGTGCTTGTTCAGCCATTACCGTACCTACGCTATTGCCTTACCAGTCCATGACTGGAGAGGATAACATCCTGCAGACATACTCTAGCGTTCAAAGCCGAGGAGTTACTAGCCTTGCTAGCAAAATCCTTAGCGTTCTTATCCCATTAAATGACACTCCCTTCTTTTCATTTGGACTTCGCAATGGGCGAGAGCCCACTGCGGAGATTAAAGAATATCTGGATAAGCTTAGTTTCCAGGTATATCGGAAGTTAATTTCAAATAACCTTCGAGAAGTAGCATACCTTGCTATGCAACATCTTATTGTTATTGGCGATGTGCTATTGGTAATGGAAAATGATTTTTCTTTCCGTGTAATCCGACTAGATCAATTTGTTGTTCGTCGTGATGTAAACGGCTCAGTTAAAGAGTTTATGTATCTTGAGTTTATTTCCCCAAGTAACTCAGAACCAGCCAATGCCTTTGACTTCTTGTCTGGTGAAACCGATCAAGCGGGATATAAGACTGTTTATATTCGTGTGTCCCAGACAGACGAAGGTTACTGGTCTGTAGAAAAAGAACTTGATGGTGAAATTATTGATACAGGTTACTACGATGTATTGCCTTATACCTTACTACGCTGGGCTAGCATCAGTGGTGAAGACTATGGTCGTAGCCATGTAGAGGATATTTATGGAGATATCAAGACCCTAGAGTCCTATAGCCGCGCCCTTATTCAAGGTATGGCCGCTGGGTCTACATTCTTTATGGGTGTAGATCCCTCAGGTATTACTGAGATTGATGACCTTTCGGTTGCTAGTAATGGTGAATGGGTGGCTGCAAGAAAAAACGATGTCTTTGTTATTTCTCCTTCAGAAACAATGAAACCTCAGCTACAAGTAACTACTTCAGCTGTAGATGCCATGCGTAAAGAAGTAGGTCAAGGCTTCCTTTTACAAACTGCAGCCATGCCTACAGGAGATCGTGTAACTGCTACGGCTATTAGAGCAGTGGGTAATGAGTTAGAGACTATACTTGGTGGTACTTTCTCGGCTATTGCTAGAGACTTCATGTTACCCATTGTTCGTCGTACTCTTTATTTAATGATTGAAAATAACGAAATTGATCAACGAATGAAGCAACAATTCGATGAGGATAATGGTATCCTTAATATCGAAATCCTTACTGGTCTTCAGTCTCTCTCAAGAGAGTCAGACTTAACTAAGCTATTACAGATGGGTGAGATGGTTCGTAACCTACCCCCTGATGCTGCTCAATCCTTTAAGTGGGAAGCCTATGCTAGATCGCTTATTCTTTCTCTTGGTTTTGATCCAAACAATTGGGTCAAGTCTGCTAAGGAAATTCAAGCTGAGAAGCAAGCTATGATGCAGCAACAACAGCAAATGGAAATGCAGAAACTATTCGCACAAGGTGCTGCAAATGCTATGGGCGGTGCCGCTCAGCAGGATCTACAGAATACTGGTGGTGCCAATATTCCACCAGAAGTCGGACAACAAGCCATGCAATTGCTTGGCAATAGCTTACGAGGAGGACCCAATGGCTAAGAAAGCAAACAAAGCGTCAATGCCCTGTAACAAACCACGACCTTCAACTTCTCCTGGTAAGAAAAGAATGGTTAAGGCTTGTGCTAACGGTCAAGAAAAGATTGTCCACTTTGGTGCTAAGGGTTATGGTCACAATTATAGCCCTGAAGCTCGTAAGTCTTTCAAGGCTCGGCACGGATGTGACCAAGCCACTAATAAACTAACAGCTAAGTATTGGGCTTGTAAGAACCTTTGGGCAGGCCCAGGTGGCTCCAAGAAAAGTTGTCCTAAAGGTAGAAAGTGTAAGGGATAATGGATCGTAAACAGTCTGCCGTTTCTAGAAGAATGGCAAATAGAGAGAATGAAACTACTGATTCTTCATTAACCACTGCACTAGAGGCTATTAATGAACAAATTGCTACAGTCTCCGATACGGCTAATTCTGCAACTAACCTTGCAATACTCGCTAACAGTACGGCTAACAGTATTATAAATGTAAATAATGCTTACTCTTTAATTAATACAGTTACAACTATTGAAACTAATCTTTCTAATTTAACAGATACAGTTAACAATCTTCCTTCAAATACTGGTAGTACAGGGTTCGATCCTAGTGATCCCAATGAACCTATTGTATATGTAGAAAACTTTGTATTTCAGAATGCTGGTGATCCTGATGGAGATGGTACAGGACCACTCCCCTATCCAGATGTTACACTAAGTACACTTAATGTACGAACATTCCAAGCTCAGGTTGCTCCTTCTGAAGAAAATCATATTGGAATTCTAAGCTTAAAAGTTCAGATTGTTAGTCCAGATACTCATTCTTTGTATTTAGCCAGAACTCCCGCTGATGTTATTGTCCATCCAAATGATATCTCTACAAATACTTATATTATTAAAACACCTTCAGATGTCGATGCAGACTTAACTCATTTGTATCTTGGTTTAGTTGACGATTTCTCAGGTCCATTTGCCGCAGATCCTAAGGGAGTGTATGTTAC